AGGCGGGTTATATGGCGGCGGTGGCGGTGGAGCTGTAACTGGAGGCGCTGGCGCAGGCGGTCTTATTGTATTCACTTACAATACAGTTGAAGCTGGAACATTAAATACATCAGGTCCGATAAGTTTAGGTGGTACTACCGCAGGGCAATCAATTCAACTTGCGATTGGTGGAACTGGAACATCTCTGATTAGTTTAAACGATTCTACAGTAAGAACATTAGCAGGTATAGCGAGTGGTTCAATTGTTATGCCTACTAACTTTTATGGTAAGTCATATTCGTATTCATATTTGCTACAACGCTCGCTGCGGTTTCGTTCAAGTGCGAGTGCTTATTTAAGTCGGACTCCTGCAACCGCTACGAATCGCACAACATGGACTTGGAGCGCGTGGGTCAAACTTGGGTATTTGAATACAGGTGCTTACTGCCTTTTTAGCGCATATTTAGACGATAACAACCGTACTACTTTGTATTACCAAAGTAACCAACTAATTGGTCAAAATATTCTAAGTGGCAGCGCAGATAGCAACATTCAAACATCTGCTGTGTATCGTGATTCGTCTGCTTGGTATCACGTCATGTGGGTGTACGACAGCACAAACGCAACGGCGGCTAACCGTAGTCGGTTTTATATTAACGGTGCTTTGGCTACAACCACGACTAGCTACCCCTCTGCCTCTGCAACATCATTGGTTAATTACACCTGCCCGCAAAATATTTGCAGGTTAAATTATTCAACGCCTCAAGCATTTTTTGACGGCTACCTAGCTGAAGTCAACTTCATCGACGGTCAAGCCCTTACCCCATCATCCTTTGGCTCAACCAACGCTCTCACAGGCGTATGGCAACCCGCAGCATACACAGGCACTTACGGCACAAACGGTTTCTATTTGCCGTTTACAGATAACTCTGCGCTGACCACAAGCAGCAACGTAGGTTTGGGCAAAGACTTCTCAGGTAATGGCAATTACTGGACTACAAACAACATCTCCATCACGGCTGGTGTGACGTATGACTCCATGACGGATGTGCCTACGCTTACGAGTGCTACGGCGAGTAACTTTGCTGTAATGAATCCAGTAAACACTACAACTCAGCTAACATTTAGCAATGCCAATTTAGCTACTACTTACGCATCAGGAACATGGAATCTTTCTAGGGCTACTATTGGGGTCAGTAGTGGTAGCTGGTATTGGGAAGTAACGGCAGGCGGCGCAAACAATAACTTTATTGGAATTGCAAATTCTGCCGCTGGTGTTTATGACGCGCTTGGCGCAAATGCAAATAGTGCTGGTTGGAATTTTGGTGGTGCTTTTTTCTACAATGGAACAAGCGTAGGTTTTGGTGTTTCATGGACAACGGGTGATGTTATTGGAGTTGCTTTTAATGCAACTACAAACGTCATTACATTTTATAAAAACAATGTTGTAGTTAATTCAGGCGGCACAGCAACGGCTGTAACGGGTGGCTTGTACTTCCCTGCAAATAGTCAAAGTGCGGGTACGTTTAACGTCAACTTCGGTCAGCAACCCTTCACCTACACACCCCCAACAGGCTTCTTAGCCCTGAACACATACAACTTACCAGTGAGCGCCATTTTGAAGGGCAATCAGTACATGGACGCTACATTGTGGTCAGGTACTGGCACAAATCAATCAATTGTAAACGCCGGTGGATTCTTAGTTGACTTCTTATGGGGTAAAATAGTAAATGCCGCAGATCAAAACTTTCAATTAGATTCAGTGCGTGGCGTAGTGCCATTCTTAAATTCAAATTCCACGGGAATAGAAGTCACAGATCAGCCTACCACACTAATATCATATAACAGTAACGGCTTTACAGTAGGTTCAAGTACTAACTTAAATCGCAGCGGCGGATATAACTTTGTCGGCTGGCAATGGAAAGCGGGTGGCGGTTCAAATGTAACTAACACAACTGGCTCAATCACGAGCACGGTAAGCACTAGTACTACTGCTGGCTTTAGCATATTGACTTATACAGGCACCGGTGTTAACGCTACAGTTGGACACGGATTGCCTGCTGCACCACAAGTTGTAATTACCAAATCAAGAAACGATGGTACATATGGTTGGACAACATATCATGTATCAGTCGGCGCCGGAGCTTGTTTATTTTTAAACACAGCGGGAGCATCAAACGCCGGTTTGAACATTTGGAATAATACCGCACCGACGTCTAGTGTTTTCTCTCTTGGTTCAGATCAATATGCTAACTTCGGCGGAAAAACATACGTAGCCTACTGCTGGACACCCATTGCAGGTTTCTCACAGTTTGGTAGTTATGCTGGCAACGGCTCAACGGCTGGACCGTTTGTGTACACAGGATTTTTACCTCGTTGGGTAATGATAAAACGCACTGATACTACCGGCGACTGGTACATTCTGGACACCGCCAGAGGCACATACAATTCACTTCAGAATTATTTATTGGCAGACAGCAGTAACGCAGAAGCAAACATCGGTGCACCCGGGATTGACATACTATCAAATGGATTTAAGTTAGTTACGACCGCTGTTAATTTTAACGGATCAGGAGGAACATTCGTCTACATGGCGTTTGCTTCTAATCCATTCAGAAACAGTTTGGCTTTTTAATCCTTACGATAAATATACTTAACACACAATGTGTTTTATGCTGAAGGACTGAAAACCCAACAGCGTAGCCGGGAGAAACGGCATTGGGCTTCTTTAAGGAGAAAACAAATGGGTCGTCCACTAAAAATCGCAAAAGGTCAATTTATTGACATTGGTATTCCAAGCCAGCAAGAAATTGGAAACATTGGTATTGTCGGCGGGGATAACCCAGTTGGCAATACACTGCTTGTACAAGCAAACATTGAATACGCACCTGCAACATATGCTCAGGGTGATTCATTCATCGTTCGTCAAAAGGGCGAGTATAAGTTCTTGGTCGCAAACGTATCAGCACCTGAAGTTCAGGGTATCTGCTATGTTGTGAACATTGACAGCGGCAACGTTGCTGGTCTAACAGGCGGTCAAATGGCAATCATTGGCACAGATGCATCAGCAACAGATGTCACGATTGCTAAGATTCAAAACGCTTATTGCGTTGCATTTGCCGATCAAACTGGTGATGCTGCAAACAAAGCAAACATCACACTGGGTCAACCATACTGGACATCATTTGTGGCTGCAAACGCAAGCCCACAACCAGGCAGTATCGGTGGTCAAGGCGGCGGTCCTGACGGCGGTGGAGCACCATACGGTGGTCTGTATCCGATCATTCAGTTGCCAGCATTCTAAGCAGTACAAGTACAACAAAGCCGCTCAACGCGGCTTTTGTCATTTCAGTGCTTTGCGTATGATCTCTATCTTTTGCTGAATGATATCAAAGTTCAATGTTGCAAACAACCCACGATGCAAGGGTTTGGGATATGTCTTGCCATCAACCCACGCATAGCCTATGTGCTCATGATTGAGTGTGGGAATGAACTCACAGTCAACCACGGAATAAAATGTATGATATACAAAGTTGCTGTCATCAGAGGTGAAACGCTCAATGGGCAATAACTTTGCTTCCTCTGGCCAATATTCCATTTCTTCATAGCATTCACGCTGTAGAGCTTCAAGCAACGTCTCTCCACGATCAACTTTGCCGCCGGGGAGCCCCCACGTCACTGCCTTTTTGTCATTGCGAAGCAAGAACAACTGACGACCTGTGTCACTGGCGCAAAACAACACGCCTACACTATTGACAACACGCTTGCTCATTCGATCTCCTTCGTGTATTTATCAGCCTCGCAACTCCTCCGAAAAACTTGACATCACATGCTCTGCGTGATACAATCGAGAGATGATGACACACTTCACTCGCTACAGCCCTCCATCAGGCTTCTATGTCTATGCATACCTGCGTGAAGACATGACGCCATATTATGTCGGCAAGGGCAAGGATGGTCGAGCGTGGCATCACAACAATCGCAGTGACATCAAGCCTCCGAGAGACAAGACACGCATCGTCGTTCTCTGGCACGATCTGGACGAAGAGTTCGCTCTGGAGATGGAGGTGCTGTTGATAGCGACCTATGGACGCAAGGACAAGGGCACAGGCATTTTGCGGAATGGAACAGATGGAGGTGAGGGTGTGTCTGGACGAGTGATGCCAGGTCCGTCATGGAGAAAGGGTCTCAGAGGGCACGAAACGAAAGACCCTTGGGTTGGGATCACAGGTCGCTGGAGCGAGGAGGAACTCGAACGCAATCGTCAGGCGAACTCGGGAGAAAATCACCCGAACTGGGGCAAAACCTTTGTCGATCTGTTCGGCGAAGAACGAGCGCAGCAACTCTCGCTCGATATTGCTGTTCGAATGACAGCACAGATCATCTCCGATGAAACCCGAGAGAAGTTGTCGCAGAACAACCCGATGAACGACGCACAGATCGTTGCGAGGTTGTCAGGGCACAACGCATACAACGCTGATGCAACGCTGTATCGCTGGCAGAACATTGAGACAGGTGTTGAGTTCACGATGACACGCATCGACTTCTGTGCTGCGTTCGGAGCACAGAAAGGGAATGTTCTCAAACTCATGAAGGGCACAACGAAGTCAGTGCGAGGGCATCGTCTCGTCGGATACACGCACGATCATAGCGTCGCAGACAAGCGCATCAAGAACGACAGCGCAGTGTATTGCTGGGAGCATATCGTGACAGGAGAGCGTCTTCACATGACACGCTCCGAGTTCATCGCACACACTGGAGCACACAAGGGCAATGTCGCTGACATCGCCCTCGGAAAGGGTCGTCGCAAGTCAGTCGCAGGATATCGCTGCGTCAGATGATGATACGAAACGAACCCTGGTCATAATATCCTTCGACGGATTTTTTCCACGATCCTCGCAAGAACATATATTGCACACTGCTGGTCAAGTTCAGCACAAAGTTCGGGATTTCATTGTCAACCGCCGGCCCAGGATTGTTCGGTGTCGGTGGGTGTTTGTGATCAAACGATATGAACCAGCCTGTGAGTGCATTGAACTCAATGATGTCACCAGACTCAGCACCCAGTGTCAGCCCAGCCCAAGGATTCAACACCATGCTTGGTGGAGGATAGGGTATCTGCTCAGGAATATAATCCACGATCAAGTATCGCTGTCCTGCAGCAGCATCGGGCAATCCATTTCCAGGCTGCTTCGACAAGGGATCAATGATCGAGTCCACAGGCTGCAGCGTATTTTGAGGCAGCGTGTCTGTGTCAATGTTGTAAAACAGTTCGCTGTCATTCAGCGGGTTGAAATCAATTGTGCCCACGATCTCGGTTTCGAGATACGGGTTCTCAAGCGCAATCATTGAGATGCCGGGTCTGACAACACCATAAGCATTCAAGACCGCAGTCCAGTATACAGTTGCAGGTTCAACATCAGGGACATCAAACGAACTGTTGGGTGGTACATCAGCACTGTCAGCGGGAATAATTTGCAAGATGCCATTGAGCAACAGCAGCTTGTATCCATAGGGCGTGATCTTTTGACGACTGCCCAACAACAAATCGTTGTCTGTGATATCAGTGAATGACTGACCTGTGTAGATCGATGCAATAATCTTTTGAATGATGCCCAGTTTGCGAACTTTTGCAGGCATACTGATCCAAATAGGCATGTAGAACTTCCATTGTGCAACGTCAATAGGGTTGCCAGTGCCAATAGGGATCGAACGAGTTGTGAATGACAGTCCGTCTTGATAGACTACACTCAATGATGTCCAATCAAGATAGTTGTCGTTGCTTTGAATCTCAAGACTTGGATTGAACAGCACTGCAAGCTGCTCAAGAATCTCAAGCTTTTGCAAATAGTTTGATGTCCATATCTCAACAGTGATACGCAGTGTATACGGCACAGGCATCATACGCTCAACAGTAAACGCATTGCCCTGTGTGGTCTCATACTCGCCTGTTTCTTGATTGAACGTACGCTGACGCACAGTCAAGTTCTCGATGTATGTAGGATCCTGTGTGCGTGTTTGATCATACTCAAGACCAGAGATATAATATACAATCTGTGGTGCTGAGGGCATATTTGACGCCGAATTCTTGTCGATGATTGTCTCGGCCTGTCGTGAACCATCTCCATAGATGATAGGCACACGATGCAGAATGCGATTGCCCTTGGGATCGAAGCCGAATGTACAATCCCACTCGCTGAATATGCGGGCGAACTGTTGCAGAAATCGTTTGATCTGCTCGTCATAGAAGAATTGGGCCATTTATTACTCTCTTGTAGTAGAGTATTTATTACTTGTCAGGCTTCAGGCGCAAAATCTCGTTGAGACCTTCTCGTACAGGTATAGTTCCACCATCGCTTGTCTTTGTACGTGTCTTGTCATTGATAAAGCGTGATAGCTGGCTAAAGTCATCTTCGGTAAAGCCTGTATCAGTTCTAACGTTCTGACTAATTGCCCACCACACGTATCCGTCAAAGCGGAACAGCAATTGTGGAACATAGTCAATGCGTAAGAAGTAATCACCTGTCTTGGCATCAGGTGGGAATGCAATACCACTCTTGAATGGTTCTCCGTTTGGAGCTTTGCCATCGCCTGTCATGTATCCGTTGAGCCATGAGAAGTTGCGTGGAGTAAAACGCTTGATAAACTGATATGATGGGTCACAGTCAGCACGGAAGTCCATGACATCTGAAATAATACCATCAAAGTTATAGCTGATTTCAAGTGCGGTACCATCGGCAACTGCAGCAAGCGTAGGCAAGCTAACCGCAATCGTGTTCAACTCACGATCAATTGCAATGATAGTGGTACCATCTTGGAATATTACGGATGGTGTGCCGTTCTCGCTGTATACAGTGGCACGAATGACCAATCCAAGCGTCAATTCGTTTGGAACTGGTCCCTCAAATGGAATCACAACGCTTCTTGCTGGTGCTGGCAGCGCAGTCAAGATGAAATCAATGTACTGGTCAGCAGTTGCATATGTGTTGTCAGCGGTACCATAGGGTCCAGTTGCGGGACCATCATCAAATACAGTGACAGCAAGACCTAAATCAGGGAATACTTGTCCAGAACCCGCATCTGTGCGAAACGGCTCGATAAGTCCCGGTGACATTGTGACAACAGTGAACGGATTTTGCCCAAGAGTAAAGCCCGGTGGTATTCTAACAACAGCACTGCCATACTTATAGTTCGGGTCACGAATGACCTCAATGCGCCCTGCTTGTGGTGTCAGTACAGCACGACCACTGGCAGGTGTGCTGGGTACAATCAAGTTGATAGGCGGAGCAGGGATATTGTTTACAAACGTAGGCACAATATACAAGTTTGATGTGTCGTATCCGCTTAGTGGTACTACACGCTTTGCTTCATTGATAACAGCTTGATTGATAGCAAGGTTAGTCTTGTACGTGGTAACAATGTCAACAAGATTTTGTTCTTCGCTAACACGCCAGTATTCTGCGTTTGGAGGGTTCACTCCTGGTGGTACTTCTTTGACAGGCGTGTATATCTTGTCACCATACTTCACAGTGTATCCAGGTTGATAGGTTGTATTCGGATCCCACTCACCCATGTAGTTGTCTTTGTTGATCGGGTCAAGCAGAATATCTTGAAACTCTTGACTGTTGACCAGTGGTTCGCACTTCAATCTCCAAAGATGCGGGAACCATGTTGGCGAGAAACCCTCAGAGGCATAGTTCGTGTCAGTGATCTGATAGAATCTGCGAAGTCCAACGGGAATGTCGGTGTTCAGCGGATGAAAGTCTTCAAGATGCGGCAATTCAAACACGTCACCCACCATCAACTTGCGCCCAATGATGTCAAGCATTTCATTGTAGTGTACAGTGATGAAAATAATGTCGCTGGTCAAGAACAACCCAAACTGACTCAAATCAAAGTCTAAGTTTTGAACGTTATAGTGCCCACGCAGTCGATAGATGTTCTGAGAATACTTGCGATCACGGTTTTCCAAGAACAGCAAGTCTTGAATGTTCGTTGGCTTGGTTTCATCGTAATGCGGTTGAGTCGCATCCGTACTATTCGCTGGGTTGTTTGTGCCCAGATACTTGTGAATGTACAAGTCAGTTCCGCCAACCACAAACATTTCCTTGATAATCTTATCAAAGTATTTGTAGTCGTTTTGCGGTATGGTTTTCCAAAGGGATAAGCGTGGCATAAGAGTATTTATCGTTTATAGTGCATCCAAAAGAACTTGACAATAAATAGACTTTAGAGTATAATACACATTGTACTGAAATTTTAACCAAAGGCACAAAATGGCAACAAAACCAACTAAAAAACCCTTAGTAGTGGGTGAACGCACAATCGCATCAGACTTGAAACCTCGTGACGCAGATGCGGCAAATTGGGGCCCCGAGCCGATCTTTGCAACACAGCCTGACAGTGACAAGCAAAATCTGGCACGAGTCGTGGCATTCAATTGGTACAATCGATTCTATTCTCACAAAGACGCTAAGCTATTCTTAGTAGATTATGCAAATCAAACTGGGCACCCTGAGGCAAAAATGTTGTCACGTTGTGATGAACGTGAAGTATTCTTGACGCTTGGTTGGCTGGCACGTACATATTTGCGTGGGCTAAACTTATCTGAGCCTGAAACAACAGCACTGCATTCAGAAATCAGTCGCTTGGCAAAGTCAGTATCGGGCCCTAAACTTGCGGCAAAATCCTCAACCGCTCCAGCAGAGAAAGAAGAAGTTCCCGTTGCCGCTCGCCCCAATGTTCAAGAGATCATGCGTGAGCGTACTCGTGAAGTTGCTGGCGAAATCGAGGGCTGGCTTGATGACTTTATCACAAACGGCATCAAAGCAAACGCTATTTCAGTGAACAGCGTAGGTCTTATGACTGAGCGCAACATTATGCCACAACACGTGTCAATCATCACTGAAATTTGGAAAGTCAAGCTGAGTGAGTTCGAGGCTGTCTTGGACGGCGGAGACGATCAATTGTCGGAAGCGTACAATCATTTGACCAAGACTCAACTCAAAGCACTGATCAAGTTCTGCGAGGCGGTACTGGCAAGTTTGCAAAGCTATCTTGCAGTCAAGAAAGCTTCAAAGGCTCCACGCAAGAAGAAAGCAGTCGCTCCTGAGAAAGTTGTGGCAAAACTCAAGTACTTGAAAGAGTTTGCGGAATTCAAATTGACTTCTGTGGCACCCAAGACACTGTTGAACACAACTGAAATCTGGTTGTACGATACGGCAAAACGGAAACTCCATTATTATATTGCTGACTCGCATATCGGTACAATGTCAGTCAAGGGTACGACAATCATTGGTTTCGATCCCACAAAGTCTGGCATCAAGACCTTACGCAAGCCCGCTGATGTGCTGAAAAAGTTAATGGCAGGTGGTAAGCCAGCATCACGCAAAGTGTTTACAGATGTCAATGCCGTTCAAGCGCAACCCAACGGTCGCACAAACGATGCAATGATCATTCTCAAAGCGTACTAATCTACGCATTATACTTGCAGGACTAAATACTCTATCACTGATAGGGTATTTTTTTATGGCCGACCTCGTACAACTCAAAGAAGCACTTTTCAAGAACATATCCTTGCGTCTTGGCGCAGGCATTATCGATCTTGAACTTGACCCAGAACATTACAATGCTGCATGGAACTTTGCTGTGGCAACGTATCGCCAGCGTGGTCAGAACGCTTATGAGGAAGCGTATATGCTGCTTGAGATTCAGCAAAATCAAAACTCATACATACTCCCTCAAGAAGTCACAAAGGTTCGTGAATGTTACAGACGCACAGTGGGTCTTGAGACAGGACCCTCGGCAACATCATTCGACCCATTCTCGTCTGCCATTCTCAACACATACTTGCTGAACTACAACTATGCAGGTGGTCTTGCAACATACGACTTCTATGCAGGGTATGTGGAACTTGCTGCACGTATGTTCGGTGGATACGTGATCTATACATTCAACTCAGTGACAAAAGAGATTCAGTTTGTGCGTGACTTCAAGGGCACAGGCGAACGCATTCTGCTGTGGACTGACAACTTGAAACCAGAGATCGTGCTGATTCAAGACCCACAGATCGGCGTGTGGCTGTCAAACTGGACACTGGCGCAGTTGAAAATTACGATTGGCGAAGCCAGAGAAAAGTACGGCACCATTGCTGGTCCACAAGGGGGGACTTCCTTGAATGGCGCAGCCATGAAAGCAGAGGGTGCAACACTTCAACTCGCTCTCATCGAAGAACTGAAGAATTTTGTGGACGGCAGTCAGCCATATGCCTGGGTCCAAGGATAAGCAAGCCGGTCAAGGTTCTCCGTTTTTCCACATCGCTTGACATCTGTGTGTCATCATGATACAATATGACGATGAGCGAATACTACGTCTATGTCTATCTGCGAGAGAACACATCTGAAACTGCCGAAGCAGGCACGCCATATTATGTCGGCAAGGGAAAAGGAAAACGTATCACACAGAAGCATCGTGTTTCCATTCCGAATGATCCGTCAAAAATTGTGCTCGTTTTTGAAAATTTGGACGAACAGACCGCTCTGGCAAAAGAGATGGAACTCATCTCAAAATATGGACGTGTCGATCTCGGAACGGGAATATTGCGAAATCTGACTGTCGGCGGCGATCAACCTCCAGATTGGACCGGAAAGAAACACAGAGACGATACACGACAGACACTCAGTGAATTCAGAGTCGGCAAAACATATGAAGAGTTGATGGGCGAAGAGAAAGCTCGTGAAATTCGACAGAAAAAATCTGACGCTTGGATGGGCCAAGAGGCGTTCAACAAGGGCAAGAAAATGGAAGAATATATGGGAGAGGAACGAGCACTCGCTCATAAGCAGCATCTTCGTGAGTTGAACGAAGGCTCAAAAAATCCTTTTTTTGGAAAGCAACACTCATCAGAGCAACGGCAGCGCAAGAGTGATGAAAAAGCAAACGCCGAAATGATGACGTGCCCACACTGCGACACGCAGGTTGCCCATATGAACTATGGTCGGTGGCACGGTGACAACTGCAAGCTTGTCGCAGAACGAAAGCCACGAGCAAAAAAAGAATGCTTGCACTGCAAGGGTGTATTCGCAATCAACACAATAGGACAACACATGAACAAATGCAAGGACAAAAAATGAACACTCAAAGACACATAATAGGCGTGAGTGGATTTCAAGGCAGCGGCAAAGATACGGTTTCGGATTATCTCGTGAACACGCATGGATTTGCCAGAATAAGCTTTGCGGGCGTCATCAAAGACATTGCAGCCTCAATTTTCGGCTGGGACAGATCAATGTTGGAAGGCAGAACCAAAGCATCACGAGAATGGAGAGAATATATCGATCCATGGTGGGCAGAAAAACTCAACATGCCCAACTTCACTCCACGATGGGTGCTTCAGAATTTCGGTACCGAATTGTTCAGAAATCATTTCCATCCTGACATCTGGATTCACAGTGTCGAACACAAACTCTTGAACACCTCTGACAATATTGTCATTTCTGATGTGCGTTTCCCAAATGAAATCAAGTCGATCAAAGAAGCTGGTGGTCTGATGATTCGCACTCATCGTGGTCCCGACCCAAGTTGGTATCAAGATGCACTCGACACAAACTTGGGCATTTCACAGGCAATGAAGTTTCGATCTGACGTACACCCAAGTGAATGGGCATGGATCGGCACTGACTTTGATGCTGTCTTGAACAATGACGGTACAATCGATGATCTATACGCACAGGTCAGTGATCTGCTTCTAAATCACCAGGCTTCCAAATAGTCTGCGTTCGTTTCACAACTTCAACGCAGTTCAAGCACACAGTGCGTAGATTCGTCAGCGCACTGTTGTTCAAGTTCCCATCGATATGATGCACTGTCATTTGCGTGGGATACTTTGCTTTGAATCTGCAAATATCACATATCGTCTTCTTGATATAGCCGTTCGTTTTCCAACGAGGCTCAACGGCTCTTAATCCCTTATTTTTGCGAATGCACACGCCACAACGACTACGAAAATATCGTTTGTCGTTGCGATAGTATGCTGGCGCTCTGGGATTCTTCCCGCAAATTTTACAAAGTGGTCTCATAAGACTATTTATATAACAACTCTACTAGTAGAGTGCCGTTGTAGCGTCTTTTTTCGCCTTCCTGATAAATATTGTTATGGAATGGTGTCGGCGTGATGCCGATCCCTACATTGAATACTATAAAATTTTAGGAGAAAACAATGGCTCTAGTATCGCCTGGTGTACAAGTAACAGTTATCGATGAAAGTCAATACTTGCCCGCACCCCCAGCATCGGTTCCTCTCATTGTATTGGCTACCGCTCAGAATAAAACAGATGCCTCTGGCGTAACTATCGCCCCTGGTACATTAGCAGTTAATGCTAATAAGCTATACGCAGTTACAAGTCAGCGTGACCTAGTTACATACTTTGGCACACCCTACTTTTACAAGACAACTGATGGCACACCAATTCAGGGTTATGAACTCAACGAATACGGTTTGCTAACAGCATACTCAGTGCTAGGACAGTCAAATCTATGTTACGTTATTCGTGCTAACATTGACTTGACATCACTAAAGGGTTCAGTAGGACGTCCTTCAGCAGCACCAAAAGATGGTTCATATTGGTTGAATACTACACTAAGCACATACGGTGTGTTTCAGTTCAGTCAGTCCTCAGGCATTTTCACTGCTCAAGCTCCAATTATCATTACTGATATCAACAATGTTACTGGTTCTACAGGTCAGCCTATTCAATCATTGGGCAACATTGGTAGCTATGCAATCAGCTTGACAGAACAGTACGGTGCACCATCATCATACGGTACATACTGGTTCAAGAACTATCAGAACACATGGGTAATCGTAGGCAGCCCAGCATGGCAAGCATCATGGCCAACAGTTCAGGGCACCGCAACTCCAGTTTCTATCAGTGCTGGTAGCATTATTATCAACGGTATTACAGTTGCAGTTCCAGTAACTAACACAGTTATCGGTCTAGTTGGCGCAATCAATGCCGCTAACATTCCTGCTGTTACTGCCGAAGCAATTGACGGACGTTTGCAATTGTTCATGTCAGTAGGCACAACAATGACAATCGGTGGCACAGCGGGTGTATTGAGTGATCTAGGTGTTTCAGCCGGAACATACTATACTCCAGCAACGGTCTATGGTACTAACGCTCAGCAACCTCTATGGCGCTCGACAGATGCTCAACCACACCCAACAGGTTCAATTTGGGTCAAGACAAACACACCTAACTTAGGTACAAGTCTTGTTGTTGGTCGTTACAATGCAGCAACAGCTACATACGCTAACAAGAATGTTCAACTGTCAACAAGTGACTGGGTAATCAACAACATTCTAGACGCTACTGGTGGCGCAGCAATTCCTGCAAACACAGTATACGCTCAGTATGATTTCAACAGTGAAGACGTTGCAGCTCCATTCCAACTATTTGCTCGTGCATCAATTGGTGCCAGCACATTTGTTGGTACATCAACTACTCCGACATTTGCAAACAACGCTACGTTCAACGTGTACGTTAGCACACCAGCAAGCTCGTCATTGAGTGGCCCATATGCAGTTACAATGCCAGCATCAGGTACACTGGGCGCAACAGCATTCGTGACAGCTTGGGCAGCAGCAGCGATTCCTGACACAGTTGCGGCAGTTGCAACCACAGGCGCAATCACACTGACTCACTCATACGGCGGCGTCATTATTCTTGATGATCAAGGCGTAACAAGTCCAGCATCAGCAGTTACTGCCGCTGGTTTCACAATCAACACTAACGCTACAACACCAGACGGTTGCGTAGGCGCTAAGTGGGGCCCTTTCCAAACAATCTCTTATAGTGCTTTGGCAACAACAGGCGGAAGTGGTTCAGGTCTAACTCTTAACGCTATAACAACAGGTTATACACCTACATTTACCATTGACGCTCCTGGTTCAGGATACGTAGTTGGTGATTTAGTAACTGTTACTGGTGGTGGTTCATTATCATCACCCTATATTGTACAAGTTACTGCTGTAACAGGCGGTGGAATCCCATCAACAATAATTTGGTACTCAAGCGTTGCTACTCCACAGTACTCAGTACAATTGAGTAAGTGGCAGATTTTTGAATACACACCTAATCAAATCTCTCCAGTGGGCGCACCAACAAATGGTACACCATGGTACTACAGCGTAGTTGATCAAGTCGATATCATGACCAACGTTGCTGGTGTATGGAAAGGTTATTTGAATGTATCATACAACTCAGCCGGTCTACCACAAGTATCAGGTGTTCCAGCAACTGATCCAAAGGGTCCGATTGTTCGTGCTTCAGCACCAACAGTTCAAAGCGACAACTCACCACTAGTATACGGTGATATTTGGATCGACGTTAGTGATCTAGAAAATTATCCAGTGATCAATCGTTGGCAGAATTTCAACGGTACAGATCAATGGGTTCTGATCAACAACACCAATCACACTACCGAAAACGGTATTGTGTTTGCTGATGCTCGTTGGGGTGACGCAGGTACAATCAACCCAATCGATGATCCAATTCCAACAATCGTATCGTTGCTTACAAGCGACTATCTTGATCTAGACGCACCTAATGCTGAACTGTATCCACAGGGTACACTATTGTTCAACACACGTCGTAGCGGATACAACGTCAAAGAATACATGGTCAATTACTTCAATGGAACAACATTCCCTGACCAAACATTGCCCGAGTACACAGACGCTTGGGTAACAGTCAGTGGTCTACAAGCCAATGGCGCACCATATATGGGTCGTTTGGCACAACGTGCTATGGTTGTCAAAGCTCTACAAACAACAATTGACACTAACACGCAGATTCGTGACGAAGATACATTCTTCAACTTGTTGGCATGCCCTAACTACTGTGAAACACAGCCTAACATGGTAACACTAAACAATGATCGCAATCAAACTGCGTACATTGTCGGTGATACTCCAATGACTCTTGCTCCTAACGGACAAACAATCATTAACTGGGCACAAAACACAGCAGGTGCAACATCAACTAGCATTCAAGGTCTAGTTACTCGTGATACATACTTGGGCATTTACTACCCAAGCGGCATTGCAAGTGATCTAACTGGTATGCAAGTTGCAGTTCCACCAAGTCACATGATACTGTCTACAATGATTTACAATGACAAAGTTGCTTATCCATGGTTTGCTCCAGCGGGTCAGCGTCGTGGTATTATCTCTAACGCTACAAATATCGGTTATATCGATTCAAAAACAGGTTTGTTTGTTGTTGATAAGAACAACCTTGATTTGCGTAACGTTGAGTACACAAACTTCATTAACCCAATTACACAGTTCAGAAACGTTGGACTGTTGAACTACGGTAACAAAAACAGCTTTGATAGTCAAAGCGCACTTGATAGAACAAACGTAGCTCGTTTGATCAACTATCTGCGTACACGTCTAGCGATTGCTGTTCGCCCATTCTTGTTTGAACCAAACGATGCGATCACTCGTAGTCAGGTTCGTGCAATTTGTGCAACATTGTTGGCAGACGTTCAGAGCAAACGTGGTGTATACGACTATCTAGTAGTCTGCGATACATCAAATAATACTCCAGAGCGTATTGACAGAAACGAACTATGGATTGACGTTGCGATTGAGCCAGTCAAGGCAGTCGAATTTATCTATATCCCAATTCGTATCTTGAACACCGGTGCTATTGCAGCACTGGCAACGAATGGTTAATGAAACGGTGACCGAGAAATCGGTCACTATTTCTAATGATAAATAGAATATAGGAGAAATATAATGGCTTTCAGTTCGATTTCAAAAATGACAGTCCCAAGCCCAGGAAACATACCGAATCCTCAGGGTCTGTTGATGCCGAAATTGCAATATAGATTCAGAATCTTGTTTGACAATTTTGGAGTTAATCAGCCAACCACAGAATTAACAAAACAAGTTATTGACTTTTCACGTCCAAACGTAGAGTTTCCAGAAATCGCTGTTGAGATTTACAACAGTCGCTACTATCTTGCTGGTAAGCCAGCATGGCAAGCAGTTACGCTCAATGTGCGTGACGATGCTAGCGGTCAAGTTCAGCGTTTAGTAGGCGAGCAGATTCAGAAACAATTCGACTTCAGCGAGCAAGCTTCTGCTGCTGCTGGTATCAATTACAAGTTTGGCTTGAATTGTGAGATTCTAGACGGCGGTAACGGTAACTTCCAACCAAACGTACTTGAAGTTTGGCAGCTTTACGGTTGCTATATCGCAAGTGCTAACTACAATCAGTTGTCATATGGCGCAAACGAGCCTGTTACTATTGCTTTAAGTATCAGATTCGATAATGCTGTTCAGACTCCAACTGACAATGCTCTGGCAATCAACTTCGGTGGTGTTGGTCAGAACGTTGGTCGTAGATACGGTACTGGTGTTAGCGGTATTGGTAATCCAGACGGAACTACATAATAGTACGACATGGCCGGATTCTTTCAAGCAGGTCTAAAAGCTACCGATCCAAAAGGCATTAGTCTTAAGGACTATCGTCATGCTGCCAAGATTTTTGGAAGTGACGGTTTTAAAAATGCTCCAAAGTTTAAATGGTTATTTCACGTTTACTTTGAGATCAACAAAGACTTTCTAAGCAATAGTCAGTTTGGATTTCCACCTGACTACTTGCCTGGACTCTTAGTAAAAAACATCAACTTACCCAAGTACTCGATTGCTGTTTCAGAAATGAATCAGTACAATCGCAAGCGTTATGTTCAAACAAAACTAACCTATGATGCAATTACAGTTACGTTTCATGATGATAACGGCGGAACAATCAGAGACTTGTGGTACAAATATTTTAGTTACTACTACAATGACCCAAGTGCTCCGCTAAATAGTACTGATATAGATTCTACAATAGCAGAACTAAATCGTAGAAACACGTATGACCCTGACATTACAGGCAACGAAAGATGGGGATACAAAGCCGATCCAACTGATACTTCGACCTCATTGACAACTGGAATTGCCAAAGTTCCGTTTTTTAGATCAATAAAAGTATACGGGTTCAATCAGCACAGCTTTGCATTGTACGAACTTATCAACCCAATCATTGAACGTTTTGAACACGACACCTATGACTACTCTCAAGGTCAGGGCGTTATGGAAAATCGCATGACTATTCGTTACGAAACCGTCAAGTATCAACAGGGTGCTCTTGATGGACAAGATCCATCCGCTGCCGTTCGTGGATTTGGTCTTGATGGTAAGTATGACAAACTAACTAGTCCTATCATGGTTCCTGGTGCTAATAGCGAGATACTAGGCACAATCGGTCTTGTGGATTCGAACGGCGGAGGTTCAGAAGATTTAAAAAATCTTTATAGAAATGCCAGTGTTCCTAACTCAGTACAAGATGCAGTTAAAAATCCAGAGTCAAATTACCTTGCTGCACAGAAGAAACTTATAGATGGAGCAGTAAACGCATCAACAAACCCAGACACAGTTAGAAGTCAGTTTAATCTGCCAAGTTCATCTAGCGTCAATGGCCCAACTGCTCAAGATGGTCAATCAAATAACTGGCCAAGCAAATCAGCTACTCCTATTCTAACGCCTGCCAATAATCCAATCGTATAATTCTATGCTAAATACAGCATAGGAGAATAAAATGGCAACAGCTTCGACAATATCAACATTTGATCAGTTCTACGATTTTAAACTAGACGTAGGCGCAGATCAATATGAAGTCGTGTATTCATTTTTCAAAGCATACACTAACTCGATTACAACCGCACAGTCATTTACATCAACGCTGTTTGCAATTGCTCAAAAAACGCAGATCAATGTACTTGATCTACTAGAAACATTCAAGGGTGCAGATGGAGACAGTATCAAAGTCAGTTTGACAATGGCATACTATCTAAACTCTGTCAACAGTAAAACGGTAATGTTTGGTGTGAACAATCTTGTGTCACCTAACAATTTAATTCAACGAAACATAGTGCAATAATGGCAAAATATGCACAGGGCGTTTTTGTTCCTAAGAATCCACAAAAGTATATTGGCACTAAGAAGATAACATATCGCAGTGGTTGGGAACTTACGTTCATGATGTTTGCTGACGGTAACGATAAAGTTGTCAAGTGGGCAAGCGAGTCCGTACAGATACCCTACAAAAATCCACTGACAGGCAAGCAAACAATTTATATCCCTGACTTCTTAATAGTCTATCAAGACAAGACCGGCAAACAAATTGCTGAACTCATTGAAATAAAACCCAAAGCACAAACAATGATCACTGAAAAGACACGCAGTGCTCGTGACAAAATGGCAGTTGTAGTCAATCATGCCAAGTGGGGCGCAGCAAAAGCATGGTGTGCCAGACAGGGTATTTCATTCCGTGTAGTGACAGAGGATGATATCTTCTACAGTGGCAGAAGATAACTAAATAAACTACTATGACAAAAAAACTAGAAGAACTTTTTTTTGGCGATGAAGATGATGACTCGCAATCATTGAATGAGCCTATACTACCGCAAGAAGATATTGAACAAGCTGAACTGGATAAACCAGCCACGCCAATGGTAAGTCAACGAACGCTAGACACAATCGAGAAAGTAGAAAACGCACTGCCTCAAGTTCGTGGTCTAGAAGCTAGCGATACTGAGATGGATGATTTGTCTGCACTTGCAAAAGAAGCATTCAACAATCTCATGGACTTAGGTATGCAAGTTGATTCACGTTTTTCCGCTGAGATATTCAACTCAGCATCATCGATGCTAGGTCATGCTATCACAGCAAAGACAGCAAAAGTCAACAAGAAACTTAGAATGATTGACTTACAACTCAAACAAGCAGAGCTAAACAGAAAACTAAACGTAGCGGCAGCAAAACCAACGCACCCAAGCGATGATAAACTACCACTAGGCACTGGAAGTGTGTTGAATCGTGATGAACTGATCAAGATGATATTGAGTCAGAACAGCACCGACGCAACTAAACCAGACAAAAAAGATAAATAAGTAATAGAATAGAGGAATTACAAGATGAAATCATTTCGTCACTATCTAATGGAAAGTGTAAGAACTTACCACTACAAAATTAAGATTGCTGGTCAACCAGACAAGAACTGGCTTGACATGTTTTGCTATAACCTACAGAAATTCGACCCTGTAAAGATCGGCAATCCAAAAACAACTCCTATTCAAAAAGACCCATACGGCTTTCCAGGACTAGAGAATCAATCAGTTACAATGATTGACGTTGAGTTCAAATACCCAGCAATTGAGCCAATGATTAAGCAAGTTGCACGTCTACTCAACTATGATGAGAACTTAGTTCGCATGATTCAAGCTGACTACGATGACAGTATCGACGGTGAGCAGGACATGTACTCGAATCAAATGAAAGAAAGTCCAATTCTAACACACGAAGAAATGGATGACAATGGAAAAGAAGCCGCAAAAGCATACGGCGAACAGTACATTCCGGAAATCTTCAAAGACTATGAGCAGAAGAAGATCAAGATGACTGGCCCACAAGTAAAAGATGCAATAGACATTCGCAAAATTCCAGGGAACACTGAAAGTCCCATGAGCAAAATCAAACGACCACCTAAGCCAGAAACGGGCTTTAGTAGTGGTGCTAAATATAAATAAATTGGGACTACAAAATGGATATCAGAAACTTACTCAACAAAATCAGTCAGCTAGACGAAGCCACTGACCTAAAATCAATACCAGAAGGTAAATGCAATGAATGCGGTGGTATGCTAAGTGAATGCGGCCATGGTATGCTTGAAGAAGGCGCAATGAAGCGTTGGCTTGAAGACGAAGCACTTAGAATGGAAAAAGAAGATTTCGTCGCAAACGCAGCAGAGTACGGCATGGAAGCTGAAGAAGCGGCACAATGGTGGGACAACATCAACGGCGTGGGAATATTTGACGAAAGTATTCCTGTACACAAGCCAGTTACTCCTCGTGTCACAGACTTCAGCTCAGACGACGAAGAAGGCGAGACATGTCCTGAGTGTGACGGTGCAGGTTGCCCTGAGTGCTACGGTGACGAACACGTAGATCGTGCTCATGATCATGCTCAAGGTATTCAACGTGAAAGTGATTACGATGATGACGAAAACCACAAAGGCAATCCAGTTGTGAACGCTATTCTTCGTCGTGTTATGAATAGCACACGTCATAATTTACTACATGCGTACGGTCCACGTGCAGTCATGGATGCAGTTCAAGATATGGCCCAGCAAGTAGGCAATGTTGATGAGATCGGTAGCAGTGATGTTAGTGGTTGGGTAGAACAAGTGACTCAAGCACTACAGCGTAGTCATCCTCAAGAAATTGGTGAGGGCGAAATGTCGTCACGCAAGGGCGACAACGGTGAAACAATTCGTCGTCACACAGCAAAAGCTGGCGGATACGGTCGCAAGATCGACAAAGACGATGAGTCAGGCGACAAGTTTCACTCATCAGACATTGATGACACAGACGATGAACCGGCAGCAGCATCAGCAGTCAAGCGTGGTCGTGGACGTCCTCGTATCGGCGCAGACAGTGACACAGGTGAAGTCAAGAAGTTTGACACTGACACACTGGCATCATGGATCATTGGCAACAAGCCAAAGAATATGGACAAGATTGGCAAAGTATCACACGTTCACAAACTAAAAGAATACATGCAACAAATTGAAAGCATGAAGAATGATGTACGTTCAATCAAAGAAGTTGCAATCGGTGGAACAGGTACTCAAACTGCGAATCAGCAACCACAAGCAGGACAACCAGCAGCACAGGCAGGTCAACCAGCAGCACAGACTGGTCAACCAGCAGGTACAACACCACAGCCAGCAAAAGTTATGGCCGGTGGAAAAGTTGCAGGCACTGCTCCAACACCACAAGCAGCATCACAAGCAACACCTATCATCACAAGAATGCAAAATGATCAAAAGCAACTTGCAAAATTGGGAGTCGCACAAGTTCAAGAATCACTTGCTGACACAATGAACAAATTCTCAGCAGCACTTGATACTCCACGCAAAAAGCGTCAATTGAACGAAAGCAAACTGTCAAAGATTGAGCTTGTCATGGAAGGAACACTGGAAGAAATTCTGCAAGTGTACCCACACGAGCACAAAATGTGTCAAGAAGGCTGGGGCATGGACGAAGCAATGTTTGAAGCATTGTGTGATCACTATCATCGTGAGGGCAAGATTCCACGCAAAGTATGGCATGGTCCCATGGAAGAACTTCGCAATCATATTGAAGAATGCTACATGCAAGACACACAGCAAATCATGGGCGAGGGTAAGTTTGGTTCAGCACACGATGAAGAAGTTGGTGACGAAGAAGATGCCGATTTTGAACCGCAGGGTGATGGTGAAGAACCATATTCATCAGACGAAGATGTTTTTTATCCTCATGATGTAGATGATGTTGACGAAGGCGCAATCGGCTCAATGGTCGGTTCAGCAGCAGGAGAAACACTGGGTGCAGCAGCGGGTCCATTGGGTTCAATGGTTGGCGGCGCAATCGGTGGAGAAATCGGTGACAAAGTAGGCGACATGTTCGACGAAGAAGCACCTGCAACAGTATCAAACCCATACAACCCATCAGCAACTCCAATCAAGGGCGTCTCAACTGAGGGCGATGACTTGATGAGAGAGCTAGATGAAGAGCTAGACAGAATATTGACCAAGGAAAATTCAATGTACGAATCAAAGAAACCTAGTGCTGGCATGTCGGCAAAAGAAAAATCAGCCGTTGCAAAGAAAGCACACAAGGGTGGAGACATCGGTAAACCTGGAAAGGGTTTCGAGAAAGTTGCGGCAAAAGCAGCAAAAACATACGGCAGTGCTGAGAAGGGCAAGAAAGTTGCAGCAGCAGCCATGTGGAAAAACGCAGCACATCAAAAACACGAAAGCGTTGAAGAGTCACAGTTGAACGAACTGTCACCACAAACGCTGAAATCGTATCAAGATAAAGCAGAACTGGGTCCTGAAATGGACAAATTTAAAAAAGGCGTACCAGACAAATTCAAACAGAGATTTGACGGTAATCTTCGTGCCTCTGCAAAATTGAATCAGAAAGAACATGAGGCATCACAAGTCAACGAACTGTCACCACAAACGCTGAAATCGTATCAAGATAAAGCAGCCAAATCGGCTGGAGAACAAGCAGTCAACGGCGGCGGCTCTGGTAAGTTTGGACAAAGACTGGGCGGCTTGATGAAAGCTGGCGACAAATTGGCAAAACAAGAGCCAATGACAAACGAAGCAACAGACGATGACTACGATCAAGCAGCAATTGCCAAGGGCAAGCGTGGTCGTGATGCTCGTGACAACCCAATGAAAGCTGTAGCTCTTGCGAAAAAGACGCCGGCAGCACAAGCGGCAAAGAAAAAACTTGAAAAAGTCGGACAGTATGGCAACTCAATCAAAGAATCAGGATACGATTCAAGTGGAGCATACGACAAGTGGGATCCAAAACACCCTGCTTTCAAAAAGAACTATGATAAATTCAAGAAGACACATCCTGATGCAACACTGAAAGACTATATTGCCAGCTTG